AGAATATCATGCAGAATATTATGCAAGACCAGAAAATAAAGAAAAAATTAATCAAAGAGCAAAAGAAAGATATGCAAGACCAGAAAATAAAGAAAAAATTAATCAAAGAGCAAAAGAAAGATATGCAAGACCAGAAAATAAAGAAAAAATTAATCAAAGAGCAAAAGAAAGATATGCAAGACCAGAAATTAAAGAAAGAGCAAAAGAATATAATGCAGAATATAATGCAATTCCAGAAATTAAAGAAAGAAGAAACCAAAGAGAAAAAGAAAGGTGTCAAATAGACTCTTGTTATAAATTAAGAAGGAATATATCAAGCGCTGTTAGGAATGGTCTTAAAAATAATGGTGGTTCTAAACGAAGTTCTTCCATTCTCTCAAAACTCCCATATACTATACAAGAATTAAGACAACATATTGAAAGTCTGTTTGAACCTTGGATGAACTGGCAGAATCACGGCAAATACAATCCAAATCGCAGAACTTGGCAAATTGATCATATTAAGCCTCATTCAAGTTTTCATTATACTGACATGGACTGTCAAGAATTCAAAGATTGTTGGTCCCTATCCAATCTTAAACCACTTGAAACAATAGCCAACATAAGAAAAGGAAACAAAATTAATTGAAAAAGATTTTTATTCTTGATACAAATATATTCCTTACTGATCCCAATGCTTTATACAATTTTAGTAACAACGACATTATTATCCCTTTTAAAGTTTTAGAAGAATTAGATAAAAAAAAGAACCTACAAGATGTTTTGGGATCTAATGCGAGACATTTAATCCGAAAATTAGATCAGCTTCGAGAAAAAGGCAATCTATCAAAAGGAGTAAAAATTGAAAAAGGAAAAGGGTTTGTTTCTGTCAAAGAAGCAAAAAATAATACTCTAAATAATACACCAGATAACAGCATTATTTCAGTAGCAATACAAGCAAAAAATGATAATATCTCCAAAAAAGTAATAGTAGTCTCGCGTGACATCAATATGCGAGTGAAATGTGACTCGCTTAATATCCTGGCTGAAGGTTATGATATCAATAAAATAATAGATAAAAAGGAGCATATTTATACAGGTCAAACAAATCACTTAGTAGATGACCAAATTATAGATAGATTTTACAACGATGAATCGATTTACCTTGAAAAAGAAGAAGTAAAATTATATCCTAACCAATTTCTTATGTTGATTTCAAATCAAAACGATAAAAAAACAGCATTAGCAAAATTTATAAATTATTCTTCTCCTCTCAAAAAAATTAATGAATATAAAAAAGGAATTTATGGTGTAATACCCAAAAATAAAGAACAACAATTTGCTTTAAATTTATTGATGGATTCAAAAATTCCGGTGGTTACCTTGAATGGATTAGCTGGAAGTGGGAAAACCTTGCTCTGTTTAGCAGCAGGATTAGAACAGACAATAGAAAAAAATATATATAAAAGATTGGTAGTTATTAGACCAGTTATGCCGCTTGGTAGGGATATTGGTTTTTTACCGGGAACAATTCAAGAAAAACTTGAGCCTTATATTATGCCAATTATTGACAATTTAAGATTTTTATTCAATAATGATAGAATGATGCTAGATGAATATATTAAAAAAGACATTATAGAAATAGAAGCAATGACGTATATTAGAGGTAGATCTATTTCGGATAGTTTTCTTCTTTTGGATGAAGCACAAAATTTAACTTCTCACGAGTTAAAGACAGTACTAACAAGAATTGGTGAAAATTCAAAAATAGTTATTACTGGAGATTTAGGACAAATAGACAGTCCATATTTAAATGAAACAACTTCAGGATTAACCAATGTGATAGAAAAGTTTAAAACTCAAGAATTGTCAGGACATATCACCTTAACCAAAGGTGAAAGATCTTTAGTAGCAACAATATCTTCAAAAATTTTATAAAAAAGTGAAAATAAAGCTTGACAAGCAGTTTTTAAAATTGTATATTAATACTGTCAGTCTGTCAGTAATGTTAGTTTATTTGTTTCTATATAATTTGTAAGTTTATTAATATGACAGTTTATTTGTTTCTATATAATTTGTAAGTTTATTAATATGACAGATAATATATTATCTAATTATAATTTATCAATATTGAATAAAAAAGAATTCATATTGTATGATACACCAGTATATTTAAAAAAAGATATATCATATGCTATACATTGTCAGTTACCAGAAATTCTAAGTAAAGTAGAAACAGTCATACCTAGTTATTTGATGTCAAATTTAATATCTATCAACATTGACAATCATTCTTATTTTGAAATACATAAACTAATAAATACTTATTTTACTGAAAAAGAATTTTTTGTTAATTCAAATGTTGAATCAGCTGATGATTTATATACCAATATCGTATATGGATTATTGTATTATATTGCTTATAGATTTTATTCTCTTATTTTTAAAGACGGGCATATTGAAAAAGAATTTGTTAATAAAAAATTAAAATTATATTATTCTTTTAATAAAAAATTATTAGATATTCACAAAGTGACTATTGAAGATTTTTTAGACTCCAATCATAATGTGAATTTAATAAATTTTTTATTTAAAACATTTAGAAAAGATTTTGCTAATAATATAATAGAAAAAATATTTCCTTATTCAACCTCTGTTTACAGTTTATATGATTATTTTTCTATTTTTTGTTATATGTATGTACTTAAATTTGATAATTTAATAATTTTAGAAAATATGTGTCCTAACGCATATGAGAAATATAATTTATTGTTTAAATCAGCAAAGGAAGAAAAGAAAAATGAAAAAAAGTATAAGTATCGATAATAGTAAATTAACTGTTACTATTAAGGTATCGCCAATTGATTTAGATAAAAAGAAAATTAAATATATGACAACAGATGTTATTGAAGAATTAGAAAAAGAAGGGTATGTAATCAAATCTGTATTAGTACCATCGATGGTCACAAACGCTAATCCAAGCGATTATGTTGGTACTTGGGTATTTTTGTTAGATCCTCTTTTTTGGCCAAGGAGAGAAAAAATTATTGTGTCAGAAAAACAAATGGAAAAGATTATAGAAACAATAGAAAATCCTTCAGAACCAAATGAAGAATTGAAAAAATTAATGAAAGAAGGAAAAATTAAAATCAAAAAAGAAAAAAAGGAAAAGGTAGAGTGATTTGTGATAAATCATATTTCATATTCTTCTCTCAAAGATTGGCATAATTGTCCTTACAGTTTTAAATTAATACATATAGATAAATTATATAAATTTAAAGGAAATATACATACAACATTTGGATCTGCAATGCATAAACTCATTGAGTGTCAAATTAAAGGTAATTTGAAAGATGACACTTTTGATAATTTGTTTCTTCAAGAGTTAAAGGAATTGTCAAGAGAAGAAATAAAAAATAATAAACAGTTTATAAAAGAAATGAGAGTGCAAGGTAAAACAATAATTCCACAAGTATTAACTTCAGTAGAGAAATATTTTGGTGAGGGTACAGAAATAATAAACATAGAAGAACCATTAATGGAAAATATAACAGATTTTGAGACTAAAATTAAGTTTAAAGGGTTTATTGATATTATATTCAAAACTAAAGATGGGGTCTATCATATTGCGGATTGGAAGACAACCAGCTGGGGTTGGGATGCAATGCACAAAGGAAATAAAATAGTTACTTATCAGTTAACTCTATATAAACGGTTTTATGCTCAGAAACAAAATATAGATTTGTCTAATATAGAAACCCACTTTATTTTATTAAAGAGGACTGCTCCTAAAAAGAAAGTTGAGCCTTTCAGAGTTACTTCAGGACAAAAGAAAATAAACAATGCTTTAGAATTTCTTAGAATAGCAGTTGTGAATATAGAGAAAGGAAATTTTATTAAAAAGAAAAGTAATTGTGAGAATTGTGTGTTGCAGAAAGAAAAAATTTGTATTTAAGGAATTAAGAGACTATTTATATTATCAGTAATGTTTCTATAAAAGGTAGGAATGCTAATATGGATAAAGAGACTATACAATATAATTTTAAAGCTCCTTTTGAGTGGAAAGAACATCTTGAGAGAATTGCCAGATTGATTTCTTATGAGAGAGATCGAAGTTTGAGTTATTTAGATATTATTAAAGAAGCAGTTGAGAAAGTAATAGAATCTAGTGGGAGTTTTTTGAAATAATGGAAGACTTGAAAAAATGTAGTAAGTGTAAGATAAAAAGATGTAATGGGAAGTCTTGTAAAAGTTTTGTTTGTATAGTTTGTGAAAAGGAGTTTTTCCGTATTCCAAGAAAAGGAAGAGAAAATAATTTTTGTGGAAGATCTTGTGCATCTAAGTTTTATATTCAGAATGGGACTTATGATAAGTGGAGACTTTTAATACAACCAAGAAAAGGAGTATATAAAAATTGTGAAATATGTGGTCAACAGTTTTATATTAAAAACTGTCAAGCAGAGACAAAATTATATTGTAGTAGGAAATGTTGTGGGTTAGGTAGAACCATAAAATATAGTGGAGAAAATGCCAATAATTATGGGCGTAAAGAAAGTGAAGAAACTAAACAAAAGAAAAAAGATACATTAATGATGCGTTATGGAGTTGATAACGCATATAAATTAGCAAAACACGAAATGTTGTCTAGACCACAAAAAGAATTAACAAATAAGATTAAAAAATTATTTAAAAATTGTAAAATAATTAGTGATTATCCAATAGGTATTGGAAAATATAAAGTAGATATTTTTATTAAAGAAAAAAATATTATAATTGAGTTTAACGGCAATTATTGGCACTGTAACCCAAAAATATATAAAGAAGATTTCTTTAATAAAAAGAAAGGAATGTTTGCTAAAGAAATTTGGGAATATGATTCAAAGAGAAAAAAAGAATTAGAAAATATGGGTTTTAAGGTGTTAGTTGTATGGGAAAATGATTATAAAAACGATGAAAAAGAAGTTATTAAAAATTTGATGGAGGGTATAAATGACTAAAAAGATTAAGGTTTTGATTGACACGGACCACATTCTATCACCTTCTGGTGTTGCTACTACTACTAAGATGGTAGCAGAAGCATTACTTAAGTCTGGCAAATTTTGTATTAGACAGTTAGGTGGCGCGTTAAAACACTCAAACTATAATGTAGTTAAAACACAAGAATATGGTGAAGATCTTATTATTTTCCCTGTAGATGGCTATGGCTCGCCTGACATTGTGCGCTCAATAATTCGGACAGAACGTCCAGATATTTTTCTTATTGTTTCTGATCCGCGATTTTGGGTATGGTTATTTAATATCGAAGATGAGTTTCGTCCACTTATGCCTTTAGTGTACTGGCATCTCTGGGACCATGCAGATAAACAGACAATGCCTACATTCAATTTACCCTATTATCGGTCATGTGATCATATTGCTCTTATCAATAAACTCTCTAATAACATTATAGACACTATTTGTCCTGAAATATCTCACGAATATCTTCCTCATACAGTGAATACAGACATATTTCAACCATTTCCAAAAGAAAGAGTAATGCAATTTCGCAAAGATACGTTTAAAAATGCAGTTGGAGAGACAGCAGAATTTAATAAGTTTATCTTTTTTTATAATGGAAGGAATGCTCGTAGGAAACAAACTGGTTCTATGATATTTTGGTTTTGTGAATTTTTGGATATTGTGGGTAGAGACAAAGCAACGTTGTTAATGCATACCGATCCTAAAGATCCTAACGGTCAAGATTTAGAAGCAATAATTCAGCACTTAGATTTGGTTCATGGAGAAGTTTTGTTTTCAAGAGATAAGATAGCACAAGAAGGGTTGGCGTTGATTAACAATATGGTAGATTGTGCTATTAATTTATCCGACGCGGAAGGATTTGGTTGTCCTATTGCAGAAGCATTAGCTTGTGGCACTCCTGCTATTGTTACTATGACTGGCGGTTTACAAGATCAAATAACTGACGGTACAAACTATTTTGGTGTTGGAATTAAACCAGTTTCTAGAGCAGTTATAGGTTCTCAAGATATACCTTGGATCCTCGAGGACCGTCTTTCAAAAGAAGATGTTGTAAATGCAATGTTAAAGATGTATAATATGACTAGTGAAGAAAGAGAAAAATTAGGGAGGTTGGGAAGAGAAAATGTAATGAAAAATTTCAATTTTGAGAAACACAATCAAAGATGGATTAATTTGATGTTAGAAGTATATGAAAAGTATGGCAGTTGGGAGACTCGGAAAGGATATAAAAATTGGGAAATAAAAGCATTATGATCATATGTAGTAAATGCAAAGAAGAAAAAGACGAAAATGAATTTTATTTTCGGAAAGATAGTAATAAATTGAGAAAAGAATGTAAAGAATGTTTTTTAGAAAGCAATAGAAAACGTAATGCGACACCAGAAGGTAAAGAAAAGAAAAGAATAAGTGGGCAAAAATGGTATGCAAAACCAGGAACTAAAGAAAGAATAAAACAATCTACAATAAAATACCGTAAAACATCAAAATATAAAGAAACAAAAAATAAATATCAGAATAAAAAACGAAAAACAGATCCCTGCTATAAACTAAGAAACATTGTTTCTCGACGTATTTGTCATGGATTTAAAAAAAATGGTGGTTCTAAACAGGGAAATTCTTTGTTAAAATGTCTTTCTTATTCTATGCAAGAATTGAAACAACATATTGAAAGTTTGTGGGAGTCATGGATGAATTGGGGTAATTATGGACCATACGACCCAAACAAACGAACTTGGCAGATTGATCATATTAAGCCTCACAGCAGTTTTCATTATGAAAATATGGATTGTGAGGAGTTTCGTAAGTGTTGGTCTCTATCAAATCTTCGCCCTTTAGAGGCGATGGTCAACATAAAGAAAGGTAAAAAAGATGTTTAACGCTAACGGTGATAAATTCTCTTGTAACTGTGCTTCTTTATGTCGTTGTCAAGAAGAAGAACTCCGAAGAGAAGAATTGTTCCAGAAAAATGACTGTTCCACATCGTGCGGAACAGAGCAGAATATGGAACAGTCAGAAGAAAGGATAGAAACAAAAAAAATAAAAATAGAAGCCACTGTGGGTGAGGTTAAAACAGCTGTTGAAAATGCATTTGAAAAAACATTTAACAAACATAAAAGTGAACTTATGAAGATTTTAGGTTTAGAGTGTGGGAATGAGAATATAAAAGAGCAAAAAGAAGAATTGTCAGAAGAACAGAGAATAGAATTAGACAGGATAGAACTAGAGCACGATTGTGATGATTTTGCATGGGATGCAGAAACAAAAAAAGAATTAAAAAAACAAGAAACAGAGAACATTAAACAAAAAGTTATAGAAGATATCCGAGAAAGTGCTAAAAACATATTAGGAGAAGAAAACAAATATCTCTCTAAAGCACTTAAAACTGCTAATTTAGTCCAAAACAAACAAAAAGCATATGGTGATTCTTTCAGTAACAGTGGTGATATTCTTCGCAAGTTATTTCCTAATGGAATTGCTTTAGACAAATATGATGATCTTTTAGCAATCACTCGCATTATTGATAAACTATTTAGAATAGCAAATCAAAAAGATGCATTTGGTGAAAGTCCTTATGATGATATTCTAGGTTATGCTCTTTTAGGAGCAA